TTGAGAAAGCAGCTAATAGGAAGCCCACGAGTTGTTCCTCCGTTACTAAGTATAGGAGTACTAAACATAAACCAATGATCGGATGCATAATTATATAACCTCTGTGCTAAATTAAAATCTATATGTCCTTTGTAAGTTGCACCAAATACTGCTGCTCTTGCAAAAGCTTCTTGTGGGCTTTCTTCGTCTGCCCAAAAATATCTGTCCTTTAATGTGTCTATACTAAACTTATCAAGCTTACTGTCTTTACTATAATCTATTTGAATTCCTAAATATTCTTCAGTCATTCGTGTCTCCTAAATGATAGTCTGTATCTTCTAAAGCTATAGCTATTATAGCATAGTGAATAATTTTAAGTAAGTCCATCTCTGCGTCTGACCCATCTTTCTTACCACACCTCATAGCATACTTCATAATGTTACCCATACAAAAACCTTTACCATGTCCTGCATCTATAATCATATCAGTTGCTTGATACTTACCTTGTGCATAGTGTCTTTCATATGTTCCATCTATATATCTTTCTATTTGTTGTAGTATATTATCTTCGTTAAATTTATAACTCATATTTCTCCTTAATGTAATATTGTTCCTTTCGGAATCTCGTCTGTTCTTTCTTGTATTTTTAATATTAATAATTCTTCTAGTCTTAGAAGTAATGCTATGTCTATATCCTCAGATGTTTCTCCTTGAAAAACAAACCCACCAAGTATAAACAGTAGATCATCTAAACTTATTGTATTTAAATTATACTCACCCATTATCTTTTACTAAATCTTCAAGTGTTAAATTAATATTTTTCTTTAATCTTTTCTCTACCCACTTATGATTCATAAAAGATAAACAAAGTGTACGTCCTTTGTAATAATATTCTTGATCGGGAAGAGCTTGATCTAATGTTTCTTCAGTTATCTGTTGGTCGTCAGTTAATAAACTATTAATCCATTGTACCTGAATTTTCTCTGCTTGTCTACGAATAAATTTAGCTTTCTTGCCATTCATCTGTGATCTCCTGTACTCGTGGTTCTACTACTAGGTCTGTGAAAAAGACAGGACCTCTTGCATAATTATAAATACGCAATCCTTGTCCGTTGTTTGATTCAGCATGGCATTCTATTTTATGAGGACACCATGTACATTCTCTTGGAAGTTTAAAGTTGCCCTGCGTTCCTTCTGCTACCGGTTGATAACATAACTCAGGTGGTTCAGGCTTTTTTAGCGTTGCCTTCAACCCTTTAATTTTAGACTTTATATCAGGTTTGTCAAGTTCATCTGGTCTAAAAAACCAAAGTTCTCCTGTTTCTTTATTGATAGCTAGAAAACCTCCTTGATCTGTGCCTTCTGCTTCTTCATATCCTGCAAGTTGTGCCATGTATCCAAAGCTATCGTTGTCAGGTAAAGTTCCATTTTTAAATTTGTTAAAGGCAAAGCCTGATGTAGATTTAATATCTACTACCTCTCCATCTATTTTACAATCCATGTGTCCTTTGATACCACCAACATTAACTTCTTTCTGTTGGTCCGTAATCTTATGTCCAGATAATTTTATAAAAAATACTACAAGAGCTTCTAATAAATGTCCATATAAAAATTTAATAAGCAAGGTAGATTGAAAATCTTTTGCTTTAATTTTAGAGTGTTTGTTATACCATAGCTGACGAGCAGGCTTGCCTATGTTAGACATACGCAAATCATCTTTAGTCTTGGGTTGTTTCTTTGCCCAACCTCGTAGGGCTTCTTTCATATCTTCGCCAAACTCTTCTACCATTTGGTCAGACAATTCTAAACCATTACCTTTTGCTAAAGGAGCAAGAGCTTTGTATATATCAGGTACTATGTTTTCTAATTTCTTTTTCATATTATTCTTTAGTTATATTTTCAATTAATTCAACAGCTTTTTTAACTGGCATTTTAAACCATTCCCCTTGACGTTCTTTAGAAACAGTATCACATAACATGTGTGCAGTTGTTTCAGCCATTCTTCTATCTCTAAAATTTTGTGAATATTTAAGTTCGTAATCTCTTAAAGGAGAGGAAGTCTGGTAGCTTTTACATCTGTCTTCTGCATCAATAGCCATCCCAACTTTTATCCAACCCTTCCATGCTTTATTTGTAATAACATAAACCTCTCCTTCTGTTGTCTTAGCATAACTTTCTAAAGAAGAAAAGGCTGCATCTTCAAAAGTTTTAAAATTCCCTGCTTTGTACAGGGGGTGAGACTTTGGTACGTACTTTCCATTAACGTACATTCTCTGTGGATTTCCTTTTGGATTTGCAACTGTATTTGCAAAATCTCTACGACAAGGCTGACAATAATATATTTTATTTTTTTTACTAGACTCATACCAATTATCTTCGGTTAATAGTGTGTCACATTCTAGACATTTTTTATCAATGGGTTTCACTCCAATCTCCTCCTATTTTATATTCCCCTGTTAAAGGGCAACGCATGTTATAATATTCTCCTGCTTTTTCTAAGCAACCAACAGCCAATGCTCCTACATGATCTGCTATATCTTCTCTAACTTCCATCTGCCATTCATCGTGGATGTTAGCTACAAACTTAGCATCATATGTATTTAGTTTAATTAAAGAGTCTAACATAGCTAGTGCTCTCTTCATAACTATTGCACCACCACCCTGTAATAAACTATTCAAAGCAGCATGTTCGTTTCTAATAAATATCTTACGACCATCTATTCCTTTGAGGTAGCCTCGTTTAGACGCTTTAAATACTCTTTCTCTAAGAGTTCTAAGTGATGGGTTATTAGAGAGGAAGCGTTCTTTAAGTTCTGCTCCACGCTTTTTACCTCCTCCAACCACACTCCCAATTTTTGCATCTCCTGCCCCATAGATAAAGGCATAAATGAAAGTCTTACTCTGATCTCTTGATTCAAGTCCTGCAGCTCTTTGATTAGCTGTGTGTATGTCTCCTGTTGTAATTTCATTTGTGTAATCCTCATCGTCCATATAGTGTGCAAGCATTCGTAGTTCAAGACCACTAGCATCTACACCTAATAATTTATAACCATCTTTAACTGTCCAACAAGCTCTACACTCAAGCCCATATTCACTAGCTAAACTAGGAACTTGAGCTACGTTAGGAGACCTGTGAGACATTCTACCTGTGATAGTACCATTGGGTACTACAAAACCATGCACTCTATTATCCTCAGCTACTGCTAGTATCCATGAATCTATTTGTGCAATTCTTTTTTGTAATAAAAGAAACTCTGCTATTAGTCTAGCCTCAGGGATCTTTTTTACTTTAGCTAATGAAGATTCATTAACAATAGGCTGACCTGTAGGTGTAAACTTATTAGGTTTCCAACCAAAGTCTTTTAAGTATTCACCAATTTGTTTACGACTACCTAGATTAAAAGGTTGTAGCTTCTGTCTCATAAAAGGTTTCAAGTCAGCAGTTGCTAATACTTTTTCATATTCTTCAGCAGTCAAACCTGATTTAGATAGTGTACCATTCTTCTTAAGTTTAGGTGTTACTAATTTTATATCAACCATCTTAGGTTTAAATACTTTCTGTACTTCTTTCTCAACTTGAAACATTCTTTCCTTTAGTCTTGCAACTAAAAGCATAGCCTGCTCTTGTTTAAATTCAAAGCCTGTATCTTCCTGTTCTTTTAAAATTAAAGCAACAGAATGTTCTAGATTGATTGACTCTTCTGAAAAATCTTTACCATCTTCAAGTAATCTTTTATAAACTCTTTCGTTTAGTATAACATCTTGCTGACAATACTTCAACATATCATTACTATAACTATCCCAATCTTCAGGTTGTTCAGCCTTAGGCATACCTACTACGTATCCCCACGTTTTTAAACTGTGACCATTCTCTCGTATAGGATTAAAAAGTCTAGACATAACTAAAGTATCTTTGATAACTTTATTATTTAAATTTACACCATGTAATTTTTCAATGACAGGTATATCAAAACCTAAAATGTTATGACCAATAAGAACATCTGCTTCTGCAAGATACTCTATACCTTCTTTTATTCTAGTAGGACCGAATGAAACTACTGGTTCACCTAAAGGCTTGGCTACAATACACCAAATCTTATCAGGCTTTAAACCATTAGCTTCTATATCAAATACAATTTCTTTCATGTGTTCTCCTAAAATGGTAGATCATCTAAAGTTTCTTCATCTGTGAGTTCACTCATACGACCTGTATTTGTGTTGTACAATAGACTACAGGCTTTACCTGTGTCTCCCGTGTATCTAGATTTAAGAACTCTAACTGTTGTGGTGTTAGCTTCTTGTTCATCTTCTGCTTGTTGATTTCTTTCTAAAGCTATGACACAATCTGATAGTTGTGATATACCTTGTGAACCTCTAAGATGAGACAAGGAAACTTCAATACCCTGCTCGTGTCCTCTTTCTCCTGCTGCTCTTCTAAGATGTGTTACTAAAAACATACCAACACCTGTCTCTTCAACAAGAGAACGTAAACGATTCATAAGATTATCAATTCCTCTGCGTTCATCAAATTCAGTAAGCTGATTCACTAGCATATGTAAGTGATCAACGATTACCCAATCACATTCACAACCAACGATCATATATCTAAGCTTAGAAAATATTTCATCTATATCAGTAGCTCCTAAATGAGCATGGATAAATACTTTATCTTTCTGAATAACCCTATCAAACAACTCGGTGAGCTGTTCGTCTGTGTAATTCTTTCTCTTCTCTTCAAGATACAAACGATCATTAGCTTCTATAGATACAATACCATCAGCAGTTCTAAGCCAGTTCTCTTCAAGAGCTATGATACCTACATTATCTTCTGTGTTCTTAATAAGATAATGAGTAAGCTCTCTTGTAACACTAGACTTACCTAAGCCTGTACCACCTGTAAGTGTAACCAACTCATTTTTTCGCATACCATAAAGCTTTTTGTTTAAGCCTTCCCAAGGATATGCAATACTTTCTTTAGTCTCTCTCTCCAACCATTTATCTTTGGCACTAGAAAGTTCCATGATACCTGATGGTGTATAAGTCTTAGCTTCCCACCAAGCTTTTGTAAACTGTGCGTACTGTCCTTGTTCAAGCATAGCATTAGCATCTTTAAAACCTTGAGGTAAAGAAACGATCTTAGCCTTTCCCGGTTTTATAATACGAGCAACTTTTCTAGCTGCTTCTCTACCATGTTTGTCGTTGTCAAAACAAATGATAACATTGTCGAATGATTCAACAAACTCTATGCTGTCTCTAATATCTCTGACTGCACCCTGAGCACCACGTTTAATAGAAACAGAAGCCCACTTCTTATCAAAGATTTCGTAGACTGCCATTGCATCACACTCACCTTCGGTAATAGTAAGATACTTACCACCACCTCCAAAGAGTTGTTCTCCAAATAAACCTGTGCCTTCGTAACCTCCATCGACTGTAAAGCCTTTAGTGCTAACTGTCCTTGTTTTTGTGGATACTATCTCATTACTATTGTAGTAAGGATAGATGTGCTTCTGCACCTGACCTGCACTATTATAAACAACACGCACAGCATACTTCTTAGCAACAGCTTCACTAATCTTACGATCAGTTAAGTCACCAAAGACTCCTGTGTATGAGTTTAAAAATGTAGTGGGTTCTTTATGCATTGACATCTCCACGATATTACCATCAAGAGAGTCTTGATAGTTTTTGAAATGGCTCTCGCAACTAAAGCAGTAGCCTGAACCATCTTTGTTAGTAGAAACGGGATCACTACCACCACACTTAGGGCATGGTAAGTTATGTTTATCCCAATTACTTTCTTCCATATAACCTCCTCATAAAAAAATGAGGGCAAGCTACTACAACCTGCCCTCGATCTAACGATGATACTAAAGTTACTTAGTATCTTCTTCATCATCAGCAGTGTTGTCTTCTTCAACAACCTCTTCAGTAGCTGTAGTTTCATCAACCATAGCTTCCTCAGTTAGATTATTGTTAACAACATTACTGAATACCGAGTTCGCAGCGTTCAATGTTAACCTTAATTGATTTAAAAAAGCTAACATGTTTACTGCTTGCTGTCCTTCGAGAGACAATAAACCTGTATCATATATCTTAGAAGAGCCATCTTCTTGAGGTATAGTTATAGGTGCTCCCGAAAATTGAGGGGATTCAGCCATTAGAACTCCTCCCCATCAAGTAGTTCAGCTCCGTCTTCAGAACGATACTCAACTAAATCTAGAACTTGCACAGCTTGTAAATCCAAGCCTGTGTAAGGTCCAAACTTATTCTCGCCTTCGTATTCATTAAACTGAACCTTGACTTTAGAACCATTACCAACTGAGTAGTTAACTTCTTGTTTGTCTGCATCCAGTAATCTAGGTGCAGGTCTGACCATTCCATTAGGTCCATTAACTTTTCTTTTGATAACGATTGATGGTCCTTCATCAAGTTGTTTGATCGTGTGTCCTCGTGACGCAAAATCATTTGCAGTTTCATCATCAACCACTAGGTTAATTGTGAACACTGGTTCAAATCTGGTATTAGGTGTTTTAATACTTGCCCAATACGCAGTTCCTTCTTGTACTGCCATATTTTTCTCCTTGTTATTTAACAGTATTATAAAAAACCATAGCTAACTCTTTCGAGTTGGGGCTATGAGCCAGTTGCCCCATCACCTCAGATAACTGAATTAAGCAGCACCTTGAGGAGGATGGAGATAGAGGGCATAGCTACTTAATGACTCAAGGAAATTGCCTTTAATATTAAGGTCATATCTTTGAGTGTAAGAAGTATACCACATCTAATTTTTTTATGCAAGCAATTTGTTTAAGAAATTTATTATTCCTGATTGCTCACTTGAATCTATATATAAATTGTATGTATCAGATGTACCTGAATGTACGACAGTGTAAGTGTCTTTATTTTTATACATCTCTGCACCATTATCTGTACAAAAAATATCCCATTCTCTGTACTGGTCCTTTGTTAATTTAAAATGTTCGTTTGCTTCCATGTTAATTCTCCAAAACTTTAATTGAAATCTGACAATCTTTTACATCACCATATCTTGTAAAAGAATTAATAAATTTTGTTACAGCACCTTGTAAATTATTAGGTACTTTATTATTAAATCTTACATTTGTAATTGTATCATTTATTATATCATAAGTTACTAAGAATTTATAGTCTCTTCTAATATTTAATTTAGAAATGTATTTATTTAATCTGTTGTTTGCTTTAGGACACGAAACTACAACAGGTTTAACTGGTATAGTTTCTATGTTAGGTATATCAAACATCTCTGTTTCAGGATTGTAAAACCTTTCAATAGATGGTGATTCATACATGTTCGTTGGCTCTGGTGTACTTTCAACAGCAGGAACTTCAGTCTCTTCAACAGGCTTAGGTTCTTTTTTACGTTCTATATAAATTTTCTCATGCTTGTGTCTTTCTAACTCACTTGAAACAAAATCTATATCTTCTCTCAATATGTATTCCATATTGTCGAAGTCTGTTAAAGTATTACCAATATACTCGTTTGCTTTATTAATACCATCTTCGGCTCGATTTATTCTTGCATCTAACAGACGAAGAGCAGTTTCTAATCTGTCTCTTTCTGTAAATGAAGAATACATATTAATGCCTGTTAGTATACTTAATAATACTATTAGTGTTGTTGCAATTTTCATTGTCTTCTCCTTATTTTTTTTAGTTTATTTCTCCACTTACTTTTAGTAAAGATTTCCATTGTTCCATCAGCATATCTAACTTCAAGAACTCCATTGTTTGCATGAAGAGAAGTGATTCTATTTTTTTCAACTTGCTCTTTATACATCTCATGTACATCATATTCTGTCATGTGACCACCACTCAGGTTTATCTCTGCCTTGTTCCCACTTAGCATAGTGTTTCTCATTGATAACATAATCTCTGTATGCTACTGTAGGATCATCATGTTTGTATTCATCAGGCATAGCTTGTGCTAGAGGTGTCATGCCTATACTTTTAATATTGTCAGGCTGTTTGAACAATGCCTGTGCTAACTTATCAACTGATTTGTGAGTCTTATTATATCTAAAAGTATATTCTTTACCTAAAGCTAAGAAGTGTTTGTAAAGCCAGAAGTAATTAGCACTGGATTCTCTAGCCCATATCGTACAAGGATGATTCCAGTATGCTCGTTTGTATAGTCCATTAGCATCTGCATACTCGTCACCATCTAACTCTCTATGAGCTGTGCATAACATCTGTGCAGTTTCTAATGGCATCTTTACTAGCATTTTATCAGGCTGTGCTCGTGCTGATTTAATTGGACACTCATCAAAATAAAATATATTCATGTTTACTCCTCGTATTTTAATTCTAAATCACTTATAGCTTCTTCAAAGACTGACTCACATTCATAGAAAGCACTCTCTAAGTTATGTTCTGCTGCTGTAACTTGATCTAATAGTTCATTCATCTCGTCAAGTAAACCATGTTGGTCAGCTAGACTAGAAAGTTTTGTTGTGATTTCACCAATAGGATAACAAAGATACTTAGCTTCTTTAGTTATATCTCTAGCTTCTCTTAACGCACACTCTAATTCGTGTCGTATATCTTTAATACCTATCCATTCATTTACTTTATCAAACCTAAACCTTCTGAACTCTCTTGACTCAGTATCTTCATCTGTTCCTTCAAAGCCATCGAAGTCTCCGAAGAATCCTGTTGGTTTTATTACTCTAACAATATCCATGCCATAATTAAACTTTATAGTTTGTTTAGTTTTAATAGCTTCAATAACATCTAGTGTTGCTTGTGATATGTTGTCAATCATTAGTCTTCCTCGTTTAAATCTACCATATCAATAATAAGTTTATCTTTAATCCATTCTTTACTAACACCTTTGTCTTCTAATTTAGTTTTTAAAAGTGTGTCTAAGTCTTTCTGTTTCATTATCCTTGCCCTCTATATTTTTTGTAGGAATTTTTTTTCTTCTTATTCATGGTCGAGAATCCTACGTTACCTCTACCAATCGAAGTCTTTTTACCATGAGAGCCTGTCTTAGACGTATGCTCTATTTGTACTCTAGCTTTCCTCATTCTTTGTTAGTACCTCCATTAATTCTTTTTCATCTATAATTAAATCTCTTACTTGCCTCAAATCATTTAAGTCTAAGTTACCATGTCTAACCCATTCTTCATCAGTCTCTTCACAATTTAATTGCATTACATGAGTAATGCTAGGCATTAGAACTATATTATCTAATGCTTCTTGCATGGTTACTGCAAATGTTTTAATGTTAAACTCTTCACCATCTTCATCTATAACTTGAGCTATATACTGGTTGTAATTCAATTGGTCCTCCTTGCATACATACCTGTTAACTTTTCTTTCTTAGGGTGTTCCTTTCTGTTAATGTCGTCCAAAATTTCTTGCTGTAGTCTATCATTTTCCTTCTCGTTTGTCAACCCTATAACTTTTATGTTATGCTTTTTAGGTCTCCAATTTTTAAAGAAGACTTGTTTCTTAGGTCTTACAGCATATGTCCATTGGACAGGAACACCCTTGTCATTATAATAAAATTTTAATTCCATTCAGTTATCCTAAAGTCAGGCTCAATTCCAAAACCTTCAGGTAAAAACCTTACTTTGTTTTCTACTTCCTCAACACTTATAGTAGGACTGATTGAATCACCTGTCTCCCTATTTAATCCTAAGACTAAACCATTCCCTGCTAATCTAATTGAGTGTTCAGTTCCAGAGTATTCAAAGTATAACTGGTCCTCTCTATACAAACCCTCATCATCAATATAGATTGTGTTTACCCCATCTATACTAACAACATCAAAAGTTCGGCAGTCTATTAACTCATAAATATTATCTCTAGTATCATCATGCTCTACCTCTTTTACTAATTGGTTTTTTACATCTATTAATATTGCTTTCATATTATTCTCCATAGTTATTAAAATGTTTTCTAGCGTATTTTTCTGCGTAGAAATCTAATGCTTCTCCTGTCAGACCTTTAGCTAACCCTATCTCTAACCCTTCATCAAAGAGTTGTTCGATTCTTAATTCATTAAAGTGATTGCTCATTCTTTCTCCTTTCTTCATCTGCTTCTGCCATAAACTCTAAGTCGTCTGATGATAGTGCTGATGTGCAATGAGTTTGTAAAAACGCAAACGCTTCACCTAAGATAACTAATTCTTCTTCTGCTTTGTCTTGAGAATCATCAGGATAATGTCCTGTATAGTCAAATGTTTTTTCAGGATATACATTTAGAACATGGTCAACCACATCATTAAACAAATCAGGTCTACTTTTTATTTTCCAATAGTCTCCTAAGTATTCTATTACTTCTTCTCTCCAATCTTCCATTAGTCTTTCTCCTTTAAATTTTCAATAGCATCTTTAAGTTCATCAATCTGTTGTTGTAATGAATCTAAATCATCTTGAATATCATAATGTAAATCATTAACTTTCTCACTTGTATTTTCAATAGCATCATCATGATCACGTTTTTGACGTTGCTCAATATCAAACAAATCATTTTTAATATCACTAATCATTGCAGAATCTTCTAAAATTTCTTCAAGTGCGTCTACTATTATTTTTATTTCTCTCTCCATTTACTTTACCCCACTAATTAAATCATCAACCATAGTAACTTCTGCAAAGAACTCTCTCTTACCTGTTCCTCTAGGATCATGTGGTCTATTACAACCTGCAAAACTACCATTGCTTTTATATTCTTCTCCAAAGAAAGAAGTCTCAGTATACCTTAGTCGGTTACCTATGTTTTCTTTCAGTTCTTTTTTACTTTCATAATTTAGTATCATCATTGTGATGTCTCCTCTAAATGTTTTATTAATCTATTTAAACCATTACATATACCTCGAAATTCAGCATCATCTTCATTGGTTTCTACCCACTCATTATCTGCCATAATATCATGTGATATATTTTTTATCCGTTCTAAAGTTATCATATAGCCCTCGCTTCTATTAAGTTATCAATTACAAAGCCAGAATAATCTGTTCTAGCTTTAGCCTTTGCTTTTAAACCAACCACTACGTTAGGTTCATCTAAAAATCTCATATCGTGTGCATCTCCATCTATAACTTTCAAGCCTTTAAACATTGAAGGTAACTTATCTCTAAACACAACTGCTTTATTTTCTGTTACACTATCAAATAGTTTAGCATACTTGTTATTAGCTTCTGAATAACTCCATGTTAAATGATAGTTATTTATTCCCTCAACCTTTCTAGTAGGTATCTTAGTGTAATCATAAAACTGCACATCAGGAAAATACTCAAAAATACTTTTATCTTTCTTAATCTTGATAGTCTCCCATTGAATATCTGATGTACCATTCAATCTTAAAGCAGGTAGCTTTCCTAAATCTTTACATTCTTTTTCAAATTTAAAAATGTCTTTAAACAATTCAGTCATAAAAGCTCCTTTGTCATTTAAAAACATTAAAGTCTTTCTGATTCTAGCTTTCTGAACACTATTATAGAATCCATTTCCTGAAAGATTTAAACAAGGCTCGTGGCACTTAGCAACTGTAGCATAAGGGCATACAGTATTCTTGCCGTCTGCTAAATTATGTGGAGCAAGATACATAATCCTACTAAAGTATTTGTCCTGTATCTTATTGCCCTTGTCTATCTTAAGACTAGAGCTTGATAATAATTTATATGTTGGCATAGTTTCTCCTCAATTAAACTGGTGATAGAGGTAGGATTTGAACCTACGAACTCTGAGAGAATAGTTTTACAGACTATCAGCTTTAACCACTTGCATACTCTATCATAAAAAGTGTGTAGCTAAACTAAGTTCAAGACTTACGAATATATAAATACATTCTGCTCCCTGTTACTATTAGTTTAGCTACACTTGGTAGTTTTTAAAAGGAACTACCAAACCTTACTTAATAAATTACTAGCCAGTCAGACCACTGATACCCATTTGTCTTGGAATAAGGAGAATCGAACTCCTCTTGTTGTAATATTAATACTGTTTCATACGTTAAATTATAGTCATAAGATTCAATACAAATTTCTATAAGAGCTAAAATACGTCATATATTAATATATAACTAGAGTTTCATCTCTAGTTTGTACAACCAATAATTTATCTAGTTAGTTGTTAAAGGACAACTAGAAAACCTTGATAGTTATTCTAGGCACTATCACCTTTGCTATACTTAGCTTAGTAATTAAGCGAATACTTTTCTGATTGCAGTAAACAATCTAACAAAAATGTTACCATTGATAAAGCTATCATAATCATCAATAGTCTCTAAAGTATTTTGAATGTCAACATTGTTTGCAACTTCTAAAACTTGCATACCTTTATTGGATTCATTCAACTTTACAAACCTTCTGAACCAAAGCTTATCTATTGGATTAGCTCTCTGTTTGTAAAGAGATACTTTACCTTGATGAAAACCATCAAAAGTATTTCCTTGAGTTATTTCGTTTCTCTCTTGAGCAACTCTAACTCTAAGAACATTAACACCAAGATCAGATGCTTGATTCCAAACAGCTTTTATTGATTGTGGTGCATCAGCGATTTTTCTAGTAGTCGCACTACCTTTTCTAGTATAAGTAATATTACTCATATCTTTAAACCTCCTAAGGTTTTATTATTATTAAAAGTATCTAAGAGATACCTCCTCTGCCGAAGCCCTAAAATTATACCAAAGCCTGCCAAACAGGTCAAGCGTATAAAACTTTAAGACCATGCTCTAGTTATCCACTTAGTTCCTAATATGTTATCATATTTAGGAGTTATAACTACATAACTTTTGCCCTTGTTAAATATAAACCATCTATCTTCTTTAATACTCATAGAATTATTATATTTGAAACCTTTGTTTTTGTAATGGCTAAATGCCAAGTCTTTTGTTCTAAAGTTCATTAGTCTTCCTCACTATTTCTTTAAGTTTTTTAGAAAAGTTCCTCATTTTTCTTAATTGCATCTTGCTTCTGTGATTTTCTTCTAATAGTCTTTCAACTAAATCCCAATCTTGTATAATCTTAACCTTTTCCATTAGTCTATTACCTCTGATTTAACTAAGAAATAATCCACAATGTTTGGATTAGATGTTATAAGTTCAATAACAGCTTGTTTTTCTGTATCTTCTGATACAAAACCTCTTATTGTAGATGTAAAAAATTGTAGCTTAAATGAAGCGTCTGTAGTATATACAAACAAATAAATTATATTATGTTCTTTCATAGTAACCTCCTTAGGTTTAATAGTTTATAAAATTGCTTGTCTGCCGAAGCCCTAAAATTATACCAAAGCCCCTGCTTGTGGTCAAGCGTATAAGACTATAAAAGAATATAATAATTTA